CTGGAGATTGGCTTTCAGATTTCGTCATCATAAATCCTATCCAGCCCCTTCCTCTCATGCGCCCTGCCGATTGGTGGGGCGCACTTATTTAGGGCTGAGCCTCGCCTGCCTCAGCTTCCGCCTTGGCCTTAGCTTCGTCCTCAGCCTTCCACTGAGCCTCTAAGGCTCGGGCTTCCGCCTCGGGCATCAGCTCGTAGAGGTGTGCGTCTTGCTTCGGACATCGCACGAGGTAGCCTACGCTACGTCTCTCACGGCTCACGACCATCTGCCCATTTGGGGCTTTAATTCTCACGGAATGTGTACGTCTCATAATCAGGTTGTTAAAGGGTTATTTATAATTGATCGACCAGCCCTTGTCGCTGGCCGTATCTCCGAGGTCTCCCAGCTCTTCCTCATGTGCGTCAAGGAGCGCACGGCTTAGGTCGATGCGCTTGCCCGTTACGCTCTGTGCGTTGTCCACGAGGTACTTCACACTCTCTACGGAGAGTTTAGCGCAGTCGGAGAGGTCGAGGTCTACCTTGAGCCCCTTGATGCGCACCTCCTCAAGCGATGAGCAGCTCAAAAAAGCATGGGCAACGTTTGCTGCGTTGGAGAGGTCAATCGTCCCTGTTATAGTTCGGAGGCTGGAGCATAGCGAGAATGCGGTGCTCGCGTTTTGTACACTTCCTCCCGAGAAGTCTATCGTTACACTCTCAAGTTTTGCACACGATGCGAACAGAGAGCTTATATTGACCGCTTTTGGCGCAGCGCCCAAAGTTACAGTCCTAAGAGATCTGCAATCACGCATGGCGTTGTCCATATCCTTCACTTCGGCAAGGGCTGGGAGTGTAACCTCTGTTAGGGCGATACAGCCGTTGGCGTAGTTAGACATTTTCACCGCGTATTCAATTCCCTCCACATCTGGCAGTCTCTTTAGGCGATCATTCTGTAAAAAAGAAGAACTAACGTCTACTTGTCGTGGTCTGTCCATTAGCTTGAGATCGGGGAGGGTCTCGTTCTTCCACCCGTAGAACTGGGCGGGCTTAACGATCAAAATCTTCTCATCGTTGCCCCCTCCTGCGGTCATCCCCTCCACGGCCTTAATCGTAGCTACCAGCGGGGCATTCTCAGCTATCGTAGCGCCCTTGCCTGCGAGTGCCTTGTTGAGCTGTCGGAGCTTGCCCTTGAGGTCGAGCACCGCCTCCTCAGCTTGTTTCTTACTGCTCTTCTGTGCCATATACGATAGTCTTGATTAGCTTAGCGAACGATCCGATAGTATCTGCCCACTCCTTCCTTGATAGCTTCGGATTGTCGTCTGTCTCTTGCAGGTAGACTTGATAGGCGTCATCGCCCTTGTCTCCCTTTGGTCCAGCAGGACCGATAGGGCCGATAGGGCCAGCCGTTCCAGCTTCGCCCTTAGCCCCGTCTTGACCCTTCTCACCAGCAGGGCCTCGCTCTCCAGTGTCACCCTTTGGGCCGATAGGACCAGCAGGGCCGATAGGGCCTTGGATGCCTCGCTCTCCAGCAGGTCCAGCAGGACCAGCAGGACCCGTAAGCCCCTGCGGACCTTGTGGGCCAACGGGACCAGCAGGGCCTTGCGGACCAGCATCGCCCTTATCCCCCTTTGGGCCAGCCGTGCCAGCTCCTCCGCCACCGCTTGGGGTTAGGCCCTTAGCCCACTCTTCCTCCGTTCCTTGGTAGCCGTGCTTGACGGCTATATCGTAGGCACTCGGTCCGTCCTTGCCTTTCAGCCCTTCCAGCACGTTAGCCTGTACTTTGATGGGCGTCTCGTTGCTACCGTACTTCGTCACCTTACAGAGGTCTACTACTATCTCGTAGTCGTGGTAGCCGTCGGCATAGGCTGGGTCGGGGATGCGCCCCGTAGCGGTGAGGGTGTACACGCCTAAGCCCAGCTGTCGGGTCACCTCTGCCGTGACCTCTACCACCAGCTTCTTATCCTCAATGGTGTGCGGTACGGGAACGCACCCATCTCCGCTCTCGCTCGCCACCTTTACGCTCAGATCCTCCAGCTCCGCAGGGTCGAGGACCTCGCCCGAGGGCTGTTTGACCAGCTCAACTGGGATGCGCTTGTCCGTGCCACGTTGCACCAGCTGGAGCGTCTTGCCTTGATCGCTCTTACTTCCAAATGGTCGCATATAGTTATGTTTTGGTCGGGGTGGTTAGATGCAGGAGCAGGCGGTCACCCCATTACCGCCCGCCCTGCTGTGTTGGTTACTTTAGTCGGGTGAAGTTCTTGCCGTCGTACTCCAGCACCTCGCCTCGTGGCGCTCGTGTGGTCGGAGCTATTGACACGTGTATCCACGGGGTACGCCCCGCTGGATGCTCGTCAATGAGCTGGTCAAAGCCCCCATGCGAGTAGATGATGCGGAATAGTCGCCCGATGTCCGTTATTTGGATAGGTCGGATGTCAGCTGCTTGCCCCTTGACGTGCTGGCTGGTCACCGCACCGCCCACCGCTCTATTGAGCCGTGGAGAGCGGAAGCCCGAGGTGACGATGATTGGCAGACCGAACTCCTCACGGATGCCGTCTAAGTACTCCATCAGTCGGTTGAGGTCTTGTATTTGCTCGTCCGTTGGGTCGTTGGGGATGCCCCGAGATATAGCCGTACCGCTGTGCGTCATCTCGGAGAGTGAAAAGTACTTGCTCATAGTCGTGTCAGTTAAAAGCCACTACCTCCTCGTTCGTTGAGTTCCTTACGGAGCTTCTTCATCTCCTCATCGTCAAGCAGGGTAGAGTAGGCACTGCGAAGTCTGCGCAAGCTCTTCACTACGTTCTGCGTGTCGTTCTTCGGGCTGTTCTCCCAAATGCTTAGCCCCTCGGTGGCGATGAACACCAGCGCGAGGACAACAGACACCCACGGCACTTCGGGTAGGTGGAAGAGTTGCCACACGTCTGTGATGAGGAAGAGCATATCAGCGAAGCCAGCCACGATGAGGAACACGTAGTACCATAGGAGTTTACCGAGGAGCGTACGGATGCCCCAGCTATTCAGCCGTGGGGAGAAGCGTTTTGCCACCTCCTCCAGCGTGCCATGCGCTGTCCCCTCCTCAATAGCCTTGCGGGCTTGGTCTCGTGCGAAGCGCTTATCTCTGCGTATGGCTGAATTGGTGTCAAGGATGCTGGCGAACAGCACACCGACATAGCAAATCAGCACGACGACAGATGCCAGCGTGATCTCCCCCTTGCCGAACACGGAGAAGTCGAAGTACTCTGTAATAATCATAGTCTTTGGTCTTGGTTTGTTATGGTTTGTTGGTTAGTAGTTGTCGCCTATGATGGTGAAGGAGAAGTCAACGTCGTACGGCGCATTAAGAAGATGCGTGTAGACCTCAAATGAGTTGGCGGTCAGATTGCCGTACTTCGCACTTGAGCGTGAGTCTCTCCCCGCATCCATGAAGAACAAAGCATATCGTGTGTGCCCGAGGTTGTGCGTGACGAGGAACGTGCCACGCCCCGTGCGCTTGACGGTCATCCCGTCGGCACGTACGCCATACTTGTACTCAAAGGATCCGCTCCCTGCGCTCACACGTCCACCGAGCAAGATACCCGAGGTGTCCATAGCTCCCTTCACACGCAAGCCCCCTGCAACCTCCAGCATCACGTTGCCAGCGTTGCGGATAGCACCACTCACTGCGTCTACGTAGGGCAGGCGTGAGCGGTCTGCGTTGATGTAGTACTCTGCGTTGTGGAAGACGAGGAAGCCCGACTGCGTGAGGTACGTGCCTCTGTCTCGTCGGCTATCTGAGGTCACACGGATGTCCGCACGCACATTCAGCTGGCTTTCCCTATCCACATAGTCACCTCGGAAGATGAGGTAGAAGGACAGTGTGCCGTCTGGATTGACGTTGCCCGAGAATGAATATGAGCCACCAGCGGGGGATAGACGCACCTCGGGGGAGTAGGCTGGATAGCTTGGGTAAGGCGACGCACTCACCGCAAGAAAGCCCTTACTTGAATGTCCATAGCGCACACGCCCGATGAAGGTAAGCCTAACGTCGACCTTTGACGAGGCTGTGACGTATCTCCCGAGGTCTTGTGGCTGGATGATAACCTCTACTTCCTTGGCGTTTGGCGCTCTGTGATATAGGATGTCGCTCCCATAAAGCCCCGTCAGTTTAACCTCTGGGAGATCGACGACCACGTCTTCCGTCAGCTTCCCTCGGCTTATCACCTTGAGGTCTGGGTGCGTGTCGCCAATCTTCACGGCGTAGGGGTTCTCAATGTCTGGGCTATCTCGGTAGCGGTAGTTCTCAAGGTAGAGGTGTGACCCCGCTGCTCCTTGCCCCTGCGGGTGGCGGATATGGAAGTACCCGAAGTCTGCGCTCCCGTCGTGGTGGATAGCCGTTTGGTACGTCTCGTTGCCCTCCTCTAAGCCCTTGACACCCGCTGCGAGGGCAGGCGCACCAGCCTTACCGCTGATGTAAGAGCGGATCTTGCCCGATGTGTCCTTAGCTCCGATGAGTGTCCCCAGTACCACACCGCCCTGTATCTCCGTTGTACCCTCGTGGATAGCTTCGTGAAGGTAGTCCGATGGGTAGGACTTCTTCGCCCCGTCGGGGTGGATGAACGAAATTTTGTCACTCACGATTTCTCCCGTATTTAGGTTAATGGTTGTGCTTCCGTCGGCTGATGCGATGCGCTCCGTGCGTATTTGGCTGGGCAGTACCTCGGTGAAGCCGTAGAGGGTGGTGAACGCTCTGTTGGGAGCTTGGCTGAGCATACCGAGGTAGAGGTAGTAGTAGTTCGCCTCCGCTTCCATAGCCTTAGCCGTGTCCGAAGCGAAGAACACCCCGTTTGCACCATTGCGCTCTACCTTGGCGTAGAGGTGGATGGTCTTTTGGTCGGTGCGCACAGCGTAGTCGTATGCGGGGAGCGTCCACGTCTTGTACTCGCTGGGCTTATGGTCTGCGCTGAGCGTGTTGATGCCGAGCGTCATGTGACGGAGGTAGCCCCTATCTGCGTGCAGGATGCCTCTGCTCTCGTTCCACGTGACGTTGTGCGTTACTGCACCCGTAGCCGTTGGGGAAGCCACGAAGACGAACTGCAACGACTTATCCCCCACCATTAACTGCATCGTGCGGGCGGTGACGGGGCTAATGCTGTCGCCAAAGCCCGCCCTTACCTCATCGGCAATGCCGTCAGCGAGGTTCATAGCCTGCTGGTAGGTGCGTGCTACCTCCCTGCGTACCGCCTGCACCTCCTCCTTCTGCTGTACGCCCTCTGCCTCAAGAGTGCCGAGAGAGACGGCAAGGCTGGGGGCTTGCACCTCGTTGGAGAGCGTTATCTGTGGCTTGTACTGCTGGGAGAGCTTCGTGCGGATAGCCGTGATGCGCACGTGGTCGTCAATATCAAGGCTTGTATCCACAAGACGGACGTACGCACCGATAGCGAGCTTAGGGGCGAGTGCGCCCCAATTCTTCTGAGCGTAGAGCCCGTCCAGCTCCGCCTTATACGTCACCTTGGGTTGCAGAGCTTCATGGAAGTAGCGCACCGAAGCGCCCAGAAGCTCCGTCTCCGCTTTCGTGATGTACTCATCGGGCAGGCGAACCCCGAACACAGCGTACTTATCGCCCACGGCTGGGTAGAACACCTTCGGCTCGGGGAGCTTCATCCCCTCCTCCTCTACGCTCACCAGCTGGAAGCGCTTTGTAGCGTGGTCGTACTTCAACACGTCCTTATCTTGGGCGATGTCAAAGGTGCGCCCTGCGAGCCGTCCCGTTTGGAAGGTGATAGTAGCCTTCTCCCCTGCGATGCGGTATTGCGAGTAGTCCACGGGGTTGTCCTTGTCCACGATGTCGTAGTTGCCGTTAGGCGTGACTACCACCGAGCTAACCACGCCCACACGCTGGGGGTAGATGTTCGTTCCGTCAAAGCTATCCTCCTTGCGTCCGTCCGTGCTTAGTCCGCTCACGCTGAGGCTCTGCCCGTCGGCACTCACAACGTACGTACGTCCCTCGTAGGAGAGGGTGCGACCCTTGGGTAGGTGCAGGCTCTTAGCTCCGTACTTCGTGGGGTCAATGTTGCGCTCTGTCCCCTGGATGAAGAGCTTCCCCACGGGCGACTTCTCGCTGTCGTTGGAGGCGGTCAGTCCCGAGAGCAATCCCTTACCCTTGCCATAGGAGAGTGTGACGGCATTAGCCTTGTTGCCTACCACCTTGCCGAGGTTAAGCGTCTTGCCCGTGATGTGCCACTCCGTTTTGAACGCTTCGGCTACTCGTGAGAGCGCACTGAGGCAGTCTTCGTGCTTGAAGGAGATAGCCTGCGCCTCCGACTCTAAGCACGCACCGATAGAGAAGCCAGCAGGCAGGCTACGTAGTATCTGCTCAAGGAAGAAGCGGGGCTTGCCCGTCAGCGTGAACGATAGACGCACGTCCTCGGGGTTGGCTACGATGAACTTGAACTTGGATAGTGCGAGCTGTTGCCCCTCCCCGCTGAGCGTGAGCGTATAGCGGTACTCTCGCTCGGACACCTTCACCACCTCGGCAGGAGTGTAGAGAGAGAACTTCTCACCCCGCCACGTGCAATACGTGCCGAGAGGGAAGGCAATAGCCTTGTCCGACGTCGTCTCTACCACGAGCGTAGACACTGCGCCTACCTTGGCTTCGTGGTAGCTCTCCGAGCTTATCGGGAAGGGCGTAGCCTTGCCGTTTACGTACAATGTGATCATAGTTTGGTTATGGTAAATGTTATGTCAATCGTCCAGCGGTAGCCGTCGTTATCTGCGCTCACGTCTCGGCTTGTGGAGGTGCTGTACACCCCGCTCACGGGTAGCGTATCTCCGTCAAAGCGGGGTATCGCCCTCAGCCCACGTGCCGTAAGGCGAGAGAGGAGCTTATTGCGTGCCGTCCATAGGTCGGGTAGGGTGGGCGCTTTGATGAGTACGGGTACTTCAAGGGAGTACTTCGCTTTGTATGGCCGTGAGCCAGCGAAGTAGTACCGCCCCGTCTCGTCATCCACGCTCGCAATGCCCTTGTTCTCGGGGCTTACCCATATAGGCGCACTCGCCACATCGGCAAGTATCGTCAGCCCGCTCTCCCATCTCCCGTTGTCGGTAGGTGCGGGCTTCTCGCTTCGTGAGCAGACCAGCACGGCGGACCAGCCCCCCGCCCACTTCTGCACGTTCTCTACACTCACGGGGCGGAAGTCCCCAAACTGAATACCACCAGCGAAGAGACGTATCGTCCTATTGCCAAGGAGGTCGGGGAAGACGTTCCTACCACGTGAGTACATCGGGATAGCCACCTTCTGTTCCTCCACCTGCGTGGCGGTGATCTCGTCTATCTCCACGCCATCCTCCTCTGCCCAATCCACCGACGGGGGCTCCGTCATCGTGGGGAGGGCGAAGAGGTTCTTGATAGCGTCCTCACCGAGGATGGTATCTCTGCTACCTACCTCAAGTACTATTACTGCGTTCATCGCTTGATCTTGATGCCGTTACTGTCCATCTGAGCGAGGATGAAGCGGGAGGCCTCCATCGCATCTGCCGTCACCTTCGTATTGCGGTTGATAGCTTGCAGCTCAGCGTACATACGCCCTACGGCCGTACCGAATTGGTCAAGCCCCATATCCTGCGCTGAGGGGAGCCTGCGAACGCCCTGCCCCTCAATGAGTAAGGCGATACGCTCCGTGGCGTTGGCTGTGCGCTCAGAGAGTAGCACGTTCGTATGCCATAAGCCCGTCAGTACGTCAATGCTATCCTGCGAGGCTTGAGCAATGCCCTTAGCCGTAGCACTTCGGGTGTCGCTGTTCTTGCCTGCGAGGTCAAAGCCGTGAGCCTGCACCAGCTCCTCGGTCTTCTTGAGGTACTCGTTGAAGGCGGGTATCTGCGTCTTCACCCCATCCACAAGCGAGGACATAGCACGAAGCATAGCCTCCATCTGGTTCTCACCACCTGTGAGGCGCATAGCGTCCGCCACCTCCTTCTGTGCCTTCTCCATAAGAGGCGCAAGGAACGAAGAGTAGGCTATCTGCTTGGCGAAGTTGTTAAGCATATCCCCGATATTGGAGGTGAAGGCTCGTGTGGCGTCCTCTCCCGTGCGGAAGGCGGTCACCAGCGAGTCGGTGATAGCGTTACCCAGCGAGCCAAAGAGCCCGTGCAGGTAGTCGTTCATCGTCTTGATAGCCTCCTCGTTCTGCTTGTAGAGGGCGAGCATATTCTCCAGCGCCTCCTTGCCCCCTTCTCTGAACTCGTGCGTCTTGAGGATAGACTCCGCCAGCGCCACGTTGAGCTTACCGCTCTTGTCTATGAGGTTGGGGTAGAGCTTGCCGAGGGTGGTGTAGTCGTCTACGCTATGTCTCGCCCACAATATCCCCTCCTTGTGGCTCCCCGTCTTGACGGAGATATTCTGGAGCTTGGCGAACTCGCCCTTGAGCGTGGGGAGGAGCTTGTTCTTGTACTGCTTGCGGATCTCCTCCATAGCCCTACGCATCTTCGGGGGGAAGTCTTCGGGCTTAGGCCCAATGCCGAGGAAGTCCAGCACACCATTACCCTCTAACTCCTTGTCGGAGAAGGCTGTGGACTTGCGGAACTGCTCCATCGCTTGGCGTGCCACGCTGATAGAGTTAGTAGCACGCTTGTACACGTCATCCCCGAAGATGGTAGAGCCCTTTTCGTAGAGTAGGTTAGCCTTGAGGAGGGCAGCGTTGTACTCTTCTTGCGTGCGTGTGAGCGCTTCAAGGGCTTTCCTGCGCTTCTCCAGCACCTCACGCTCTACCTTCTGCGCACGGCTCACGAGGTTGCCTATAACGCCCACGATAGAGGTGATGCCACCCAGCACGTCCCCGCTGATGATAGAGCCGATGCCCGAAGCTACGCCCCCGAGGTCGGAGAGGGCTTGCGTGAGCCCCTCCACTGCGTCCTCCATAGCGCTGTTGCCGAAGATAGCCCCGAAGGACTTCCCCAGGTCCTGTACAAGGGGCGTAGCGTCCTTCACGCTCTTGCCAATCTTCGTCACCGAGAGACCGACACGGCTAAAGGCAATATCCGCCTTCCTCTGTGCGCTGGCTCGCTCCTCTTCGGTGGTCGCTGAGGTGGCTTCCCTGCGGGCTTTCTTGTAGTCGCTGAGTGCGCTCTTGCCACGGCTCAGTGCGTCCTCCATAGAGGAGATGAACGACTGCCACGGAGAGGAGTTGCCCAGCTCGTCACGCAAGCCCCTCAGAGCGTCCGTGATAGCCTTGAGCTTCTCGGGGGAGTTCTGTATAGAGGCGAGTTCGTCCGCACTCATACCAAAGCGCCCCTCCAGCTTGTCGGCAGGCGTATTGGCGAGGTAGTCCAGCATCTCACGGGCGGTGGTGATGGTACTGCGCATCTGTGCCACCGTGCGCTCTCCCTGCTGGGCGAAGAGCTCTACAAAGAGCTGGTTCGTGCGCTGGGTATGCTCGTAGCGCTCGTTATCTATCGCCTTGAGTTCGTCCGCCTCTTTCTTCGCCAGCTCTACAAGGGCGGAGGTCTTCTGCTCTGCGAGGAGGAGCGAGGTATCGTCAATGATCTTGCGCTCTGCCTCGTATCGCTTCTTGATCTCCGTCTTTCGCTCTTCGTAGGTGAGGTACTTATCCCGTAGCTCCTTGATGATCTTCTCTTGCCCCTCTGCGAGAGCTTGGTCAGCCAGCTCACGCCCTGCGAGGATCTGATTGAGGTCGGTGTCGCTTAGGTCGGCTTCTGTGAGCTTGCGTTGCTTGTAGACCTCTTTCTTGCTGTCGTGGGTAGCCTCCCATTCCAGCTTCTCAGCCTCACGCACCTTGGCGAGGCGCTCCTGCACCTGGTCGTCAAAGGCGGACATCTTGCGCTTGTGCTGGAGCTGTAACTCTGCCATCTCCTTGGCAAAGCCATCCCGCATAAGGGCTATGCGCTCAGCTTCAAGGTTGAGTTCAGCGTCTCTGCGGGAGCGTTCCAGCTCTCGCGCGCGCTGTTCCTCTTGCAGTCTGCGCTCTTCGGCTTGGCGTGCCTTGTTGTGGGCTTCGCTCTCTTCCTTTGAGCGCTTACGGCTTCCGCCCTTCTTGCTCGTCTCGCCTGCACCCTTCTCGTACTCCTCTCGGGCTTTCTTCTTGAGGTCGTACTCTTCCTTGAGGCGCTTTCGCTCCTCGTCGGGGTTCCAATTGTAGTTTCCGTTCTTGACGGCTTCCTCCTTCTTGCGCTTGAGCTGTTGAGCCGTGAGGGTGTTGAACGCCTTTAGCTCCTTGTTCGCCTTCTCCTCCTCCTTCTTGAGGTCAGTGACTGCTTCCTTGTAGGACTTGATGGGCTTCTTGCGGGCTTCCTGCTCGCTCTTGATTTGCTTGGCGAGGTTCTCCCAGCCCTTCTCATCGTATACGCCCTTGATGATAGAGCCTTCCAGCCTGCTCTCTGCGCCCTGCTTGACGGCTCTCTTAGCCTTCTGCACGTTGGAGAGCATAGCGGAGAGCTGTTGGTCGGTGAGTTCGGATAGCCCCTTGGCGTTGAATATCTGCCCGTCGCTAAGCTTTCCGAACTCCTTTTGCTTGAGGGCGAGTTGCTTCTGCGTGTATTCAAGACGCTCTACTGCCTTGGTCAGCCCATAGGCGTGAGCAAAGCCCGTATTCACACCGCCCGCCTTTTCTGCGTCCTTCAGCGCCTTCTTCGCCTTCTCCACGTCCTCCTGCGCCTTCCCCAGCTCGTCCTTAGCCTTGTCCACCTTCGCCTTGCCGTCGTACTCGGCAATCTCACGCTTGAGCTTGGCGATGTCTTGGAGCTTGAGCGTCTCGGTATCGTACTTGTCAAAGATCTGAGGGTAGTACTTCTGCAACTGCTCCAGCGCACTCTGTCGGTCTGCCGTGGCGGAAGCTTCGTCACGCACCACGTTAAGGAGAGCCTCTACGGCTTCCTTGTGCTTCTGCTCCTGCTCTTCGGCTCGCTTCTTCTCTTCGTTGAAGTCCTTCTGCGCACGTTCGGCTGCGCTCGTGGAGTCGGAAAACGCCCACATAGCCGCTATCACTGCCGTGAGAGCTACCGCAATAGCCCCGTAGGGGTTGGCAAGCATAGCAGCGGTTAGGCGGTTGGTGGAGAGCGTCGCTGCGTTCGTGGCGATCGTCTGAATGCCCTTGGCGATAGCGTCCACCCTCGTGGCAACTGCCCACCCCTTGGTAAGGGCGATATTCGTAATCACGGCCGTGCGGTACACCCCGTAGGTCACGATGAGACCTGCAATGACCTTGCCGATCTTCTCGTAGTTCTCCACAAGGTAGGATACCGCCTTCACGCCCGACGATAGGACGCCCTCGGAAGCCTTCCCCAGCTCGTTGAACATCATATCTATGTTGTCCTGCAAGTTAGAGATCTGCCCCGTGAGGCTCTCGCTCTGAGCCTGCATGAGGTTGTAGAACTTCCCGCCCTTGTTGGTCATATTCTGGAACGCCTGCTCAATGTCGGAGAAGCCCACCTTGCCAGCCGATACAAGGCTATTGATCTCGCTCACGCTCTTGCCTAACACCTTCGCCAGCTCCTCATAGATGGGGATGCCTCGGTTGGCGAACTGCTTAATGTCTATGTTCGTCACCTTACCCGAAGAGCGGAGCGTACCATAGAGGTAGACAATATCCCCGAGGGGCTGAGATAGACCCGCTGCCACGTTCCCGAGGCGCACAATCGTCTCGTTCACCTGATCGGCTGCGAAGCCATAGGCAAGCATATTCTTTGCGCTGGAGGCAATGCCCTGCAAGTCAAAGGGGGTAGACGCTGCGGTCTGTGCCAGCTGGGCGAGAAGCTCATTAGCCTGCTCCCCACTGCCGAGCATCGTCTTAAAGGAGATCTCCAACTGCTGGAACTCCCCTCTCACGCTGTACAGCTTGCTCACAAAGTCCTGCACACCGCTCACAGCGAAGATACCAGCTGCGAGACCTGCAGCACGCTGGAACGAGTTGCTGAGCAGGTCTACCTCGCCCCGCGCCTCACTGATGGGTGCGCTGTAGCTGGGTAGCTTCGTTGATGTCCCTTGGATCTTCTGCTGGAGGCGGTCAAAGCTCTCTTCTAAGCTCTTCGTGCCTTTGATGAACTCCGTAGGGTCAAGGGTGACAGAGAACGTCTTGTGTGCCATTTATTGCGCTATTTTCTTGAGTGCCGAGGTGAAGTCCCCGAAGGACATGCCACGGCTCGTCGTCTTTTTCTTCCCCTCATCCTTGGGCTTGTAGCTGGGGATAGCCTTAGAGTAGAGGAGGAAATTCGTATAGCTGAGCTCGTAGAGGACGTAATCAAAGCTCAGGTGATAGTACTTGGCGAAACTGCCTATCCTTGCCCAGGGGCTGTCGTTTCGTTCACCACCTCCTTCGTTGGCTTCGTTATCATTGTCTTCTTGAGGGAAGTGGTAAGCATAAAAAGCTCCCCTACGTTCATTGTCTCCAGCACGGTGAACAGAGCCGTGGCGAGGTCGGGGACGTTGGAGGTATAGAGGAGCGTTTCAGCTGTCTTGTGTCGCTCCGCTTCGTTGTCGCGCTTCACGCCCGTAATGAACGCAGCGAGGATATGTGCGTAGGTCTCTGCGTCACCACCCAGGGCGATAAGGTCGTAGAGCGTCATATCTCGCTCCTCTACGTCCGTGACCTGCGCAATGAGAGCCGACACCTCTACCCACGTAGCAAGCGTAGGTGGGTAGACCTTATACTCGGTAGAGCCGATGGACACG